TACAAACACAGTAACTAGACTTTCATCTGGTGCTAACGTTGTTACTGCAGGAGACTTTAAGTTTGTAGGAACTGGTGCTACTACTGTTGCTCAAGGTGTTGATGGTAATGGCGACTCAACAATTACATATACATCTGTTGATACTATAACCAGATTGAAGGGAGGAGCAGCTGGATCACTTGTAACTGGTGATGTCGAGTTTACTGGTGGAGCAAACGTCACAGTATCACAAGCGGGTAACACAATTAGTATTGCTAGTGTAGATACAAACACAGTAACTAGACTTTCATCTGGTGCTAACGTTGTTACTGCAGGAGACTTTAAGTTTGTAGGAACTGGTGCTACTAGCATTTCACAAGCAACTGCTGGTGGTGTAACAACATTCACAGTCACATCTGCTAACGATGACACTGGTGCAGCGTTGACAGCATCCGCTGGTATCTTATTATCAGGTACAGATTTCCAATTAAAAAATGCTGGTAACTTTAGTGGTAATCAATTATTAAAGTGGGACTCTGGTAACAGTCAGATAGGAAACAGTTTGATTTCTGATAACGGGTCTACTGTTACAGTTTCTGGTGACTTAGTTGTAGATGGAACTCAAACAATTTTAAATACTACTACTTTAATAGTAGAAGACAATAGTATAGAATTAAGAAAGGGAAATAATTTAGTTGGAAATGACGGCGGTGTACAGATAAACTTAGAAACAGATGGTAGTGGATCTGTCACAAAATATCAATCATTACAGTGGTTTAACTCTGGTGGATACTGGAGAGGATGGGACGGTTCTGTTGAAAGAAGGTTTGTTACAGAGGCAGAGACACAGATTCTTACTAACAAAACTCTTACATCTCCAACACTTACCTCACCTAACATCGGTGCTGCTGTTGCGACATCAGTCAATGGTCTTATAGTTAGTACAACTGCATCTGCAACACTAGACATCGCAACATCTAAAGTGTTGGATGTAAATGATTCTCTAACATTAACATCAGATAACCCTGCTGCAACAGTTGCTGTTAACTTTAGAGTTGGTGGAGACGTAGCATATAGATCTGATACTCTTGCATCATTCTCATCTACCACATCTACACAGATGCGTGGTTTGATTACAGATACAACAGGATTAGATAAGTTAGTATTCCAGACCAACCCTACAATTTTAACTGGTATTACTACAACATCTGCAGGATTTAATTTAGTTAACACTGGTGCTACAAGTATATTGTTTGGTGGTGCTGCTGGAAGCATCGTCATGGGTGCTTCAACTGGTGATACAACTATCAACCATGACTTAATACTTAAAGAAGATCTCACTGTTGGTGTTGATACAAATGATAACGCTGTATTCAATGGTAATGTTAACATTGAAAATGCAGACCTTACAATACGTGGAACTTCTAGTGATCCAATGCAAATTGGTAGAGGTGGTGGTGCTGTAAATACAAACACTCGTGTGGGTACATCAGCACTTGCTGCAAACACTTCTGGATCTCAGAACACAGCATTTGGATACCAAGCATTGTTCACAAATAATATTGGTGCATCCAATACTGCAATTGGCCACAGGGTTTTGAGGGCAGCGGGTGTCGGAAATAATAATATTGGTATTGGTAAAGATGCATTACTTGTTACACTTTCTGGTAGTAAGAACCTTGCGATTGGTAACAATGCAATGGAGACAAACTCGACGGGTAGTGGAAACGTCTGTATTGGACACTATGCTGGTTTTGATGTACAAGGTAATAACAACGTTCTTATAGGTCCTGCATACAACGAGACTTCTGCTGATGTAACATTTAGACCTCCTAATATTAGTGGAGATAATCAACTTGTTATTGGTTCTGGTGGACAAGCATGGTTGCGTGGTGATTCTAGTTACAATATTAGTACTAGTCAAAATCTTACCGTAGATGGAGATACACTTATCAAGGGTGATCTTACAGTTAATGGTACTACAACCACAATTAAATCTAATATTGTACAGATTACAGACAAGGCAATTGAACTTGCTGCTGTTGTAAGTACACAGTTTACATGTACTGCTGTATCTGGATCTGCAAATATCGTAGCGATTGCTCCTACACTAGGACTAATACCTGGCATGGAGATTACATCAAACACTGCTGGTATTACAGTTCCTGCTGGAACAATCATTGTAAGTATCACAAACGACACAGCGGTATTGAGCAACAACGTAACAGGATCTGGTACACCTACATTCAGTGCGATAGGTCCTTCTGATACTGCTGCAGAAGACGGTGGTATTATTGTTAAGGGTACAAGTGATAAGACATTCCTATGGAGAGGAGTTGATGGTGGTGTAACATATAATAGTTGGACATCATCAGAACATATAGATCTTGCAAGTGGTAAGAACTATTATGTAAATGGTATTCTAATTGCCAGTGATACTAATAAAGTTATCGGACCTACAAATGGTGGTGGTCAAGGACAGATTGATTTAAGTGGTGCTGGTGTTGCATACACACTTGGTAGTGCAGTCACAGGATCATCATTAACATCTGTCGGAACTCTTAGTGCATTGACTGTTAGTGATAATTTCAAAGTTAGACCAGGTAATACTTCAAACGCTACATGCTACATGGGAGTTGTAGGTAAATCTAGTGTAAACTATGCTGGAGGTAATGCCGATACTGCCTGTTTAAGAATTGAAGACACTGGTTCTAATAATGGTTATTATCATGGATTGGAATTTAGAACAAGACGTAGTGGTGATATTAGATTATATGCTCATGATCAAGGTGATAATTTAGCTGATTTTGTTGTTGCAGTTGATAATGGTAGTGTACTCGTAGAAAGATTACGCATACAATCTTCCGATGGTGACATAGTACCTGGTTCAGATAACGCACAAGATCTTGGAGCATCTAACTTACGTTGGGCAAACGTCTACTCTGGTGACGTTCATCTAAACAACACAGGAATGGGTGGTAACGAGGTAGATGGAACTGAAGGAAACTGGACAATGCAAGAGGGTTCTGATGATCTATTCTTAATCAATAGAATCACTGGTAAGAAGTATAAGTTCAACTTAACTGAGGTGTAATATGGCATACTTTGGAGACGGATCAAATTTATCAGGGGTATCAGGAATACCAACTGGACTGATAGCAATGTGGTCTGGTGCTACAAATGCAATACCATCTGGATGGGTATTGTGTGATGGTAATAATGGCACACCAAATTTACAGGATAAATTTATAGTAGGTGCAGGAAGTTCTTATGCTGTAGATGCAACAGGTGGTTCTACAACTGATACTGTAAACATCTCTGTTAGTGGTTCTACAGGTTTTGAAAGTTTAGCAACTGGAGGTAATTCTGTATCAACAGGTTCTTTAAACAGAAGACACACTCATAGTTTTAGTGGGTCTGGTTCTGACACAGTTAATACTGTACCACCATACTATGCGTTAGCATACATATTTAAAACTTAGTCACATGGCATTTATAGGAACCACTGAAAGTTCTGGATCTAGTTTAACTGGTAAGTTACAGGTAGATTCTGCTGGTCTAACTATAGTAGACACTAATGCAGGAACCTATAACATTACTTCTGGTGGTCACATACAATTTGGAACGAGTTCTAGTAATTGTTTGCAAATCTTTCATGATGTAAATAGCAACAATAGTTTTATCAGTGAGATAGGAACTGGTGACATGTGCATTGTTACTAATGGCAGTAATCTATATCTTCAAAAAGATGCAACTCCTGGTGCTGCAGAAGACATGATTCACTGTATTGCAAATGGTGCAGTAAAATTATTTTATGATGGTGGTAGTAACACTACAGCAAAATTAGAAACCACAGCAACAGGTGTAAAAGTAAATGGAAATCTTGAAGTTACTGGTACTGGTGGAGGAGGACTTCCAACTGGTGCTATAATATTATGGTCTGGTGCCACTAATGCTATTCCAAATGGTTTTGTTTTATGTAATGGTCAGAATGGTACACCAAATTTACAAGACAGATTTATTGTTGGTGCTGGTTCTAGTTACGGTGTTGGTAATACTGGTGGTAATTCTAGTGTGACTCTTACACTAAATCAAATTCCTGCTCACACTCATACTTGGGATAGACAAGATGCTCAAAATGATGTAGGATATCGTCCATGGCCAGCAAGTAATAATGACTGTAAAGTAACTACTGTAAATACAGGTTCTGCTGGTGGAGGACAATCACATGAAAATAGACCACCATATTATGCGTTAGCATACATAATGAAGACATGACAAGTTTAATAATTATTGCTATACTAATAGCAGGAACAGGTTGGATAATAAGATATTACGATCCACACAATTAAATTATGATAGAATCGAGACCGATAGTCCCCCAAAATGATGGGTGGTTGGAAGTTCGTGTACCCAAAAACATTATGGATGATCTGTGGGGCATGATAGACACTGCAGGGAGAGATGCTAAGTTTAAACTAGCAGGAAATATTAGTGCGAGCAAGGAAATGAATCCTACTGATACTTTCAGAAAATTTATTGGTGATGTAACAAAAGAATACGGAGAGCATTTCAAATACAAAGCAAGTGAAATGATAACCATGATACCAGAAGGATCTTCAATCCAATTGAATGATCTATGGGTCAACTGGCAGTATCAACATGAGTTCAATCCATCTCATGTACACTTTGGTTTGTATTCATTTGTTATATGGATGAAGATGCCAGTAGAAACTACAGATCAAATGCAATTACCCATAGCAAAATCTACAAGTTCATGTCTATCATGTTTTCAGTTTGAATACTTTAATACATTTGGACAGAAGAGACTCTTTAATTATCCTATGGGTAAAGAGTTAGAAGGTCTGATGGTATTCTTTCCAGCAGTAATGAATCATTTAGTATATCCTTTCTATGATTCAACTGAACCTAGAATCTCTGTTGCAGGGAACATGGCGTGGATGTGATAAATAGAACAGCAAATGGAATATTATGGCAGAAGTAAAAGAAAAACCGAAAGGTCCTTTAGGTAAACTTAAAGAAGCAGTTGACGATAAGGAAGAGCAACTAGCATACTTAGCGACACTGATAAGACTGATCGTTCTCGTGTGGTCCGCAGGAATTTTAACTTTGAACTACGTTAAAATACCAGGTTATGATGCAGGAGAAAAGATAGACCCAACTTTCATAGCTTCGGTTTTCACAGGAACTTTAGCTACCTTTGGCGTCCAGACGGGAGGTAAGAAAAAGAAAGATGCTGATGGTGGTAGTGCAAACATATCTAAAAAAGATATGGAGTTCCTTATCGCTAAGGCATCAGAGACTGCTCCCGCACAAACCATTAGGATCGAATCAGGTCCTGTAAAAATTGTTCCCGATACAAAATAAATATCATGCAAAAAATTATTAATGTACTTGCTATTTCGTCTTTCGCTATATCTCTTACCGTTGTTGGGGGTGGTGTTTATCTTTTTACACAAAAGGATGCCATCATAGAGAATGTTAAAAGTAAAGTAATGAAATCTGTCATGCCTAGTATAGGTGGTGGTATCACAGATGCTATTCCTGATCTTACAGGTCCTGCAATACCAGGTATACCTAAGTTGTAATGACTGAAATACCTCATATCGGGGTACAAAACGTAGACATACCTAGAATACAAGCACCTGGCATATACAATTACGTCCCACATACACAGACGTATCCTTTTATATTACATATAGGTTCACCAATTGTGGACATGCCAGGTTGTGTAAAGTTTCACCCTGATGCAGCAAAAAATAGAGAAACCCCCAACCTAAAGGAAGATGATTCCAGTGGGACGAGGGTTCTTTGTGATGGACAGTATCCAATGTATGATGCAATGGACTACACTCCAGAAGATTTATTAATACAGGTAGACACACCACCACCAGTTGTACAACCACCACCAGAGATAGATCCACCAGAGGTTCCACCTACAGGTGATATTGGTGCAGAAGAAACACCATGTCCTGGTCCTAATAATTTAAGAGTTGGTGATCTCACTTTGTCTGGAGATGAGAGAGTGACTGGTCATGAACTTAGTGCAGATGGTAAGGTCTGTGTAACATTGTACGAACCAACTACAGTAGCTGAGAAATTTTTACCATCACCAAATCAAGCAACAACCACAGTGGCAATCGCAGTCATTGCAACAGCAGGAGCTGCTGCCACACCATTACTATTAAGATTAATTAAACCCGCTGTAAAGAAAGCTATCGCTACTCTTCAAAAGAAAATGGGTACTCATCGTGGGTTATCTAAGAGTGAAATAATAGCAAATAAGTATCGTGAGAAGAAAGGATTACCTCCTTTAAAAACTAGAAAGAAAAAATCATAACTTAGAATTATTTCCTATAGAAATTTCTTTTAGATCATCTGCATTACCATTAGC